TCCCCACTTAGACACCCCACATAGATTTAAGAAATATAACTTTGACAATCGATTACTTGGCATACAATGTATTGTAGCTTTAGAAGATATGACCATTGAAAACGGCGTTACTGGACTTGTTCCATATAGTCAAAAGCGTGACTTTGATATTGTAGATTGCTATAGTGGTAAATACACACGTTGGTTTAAAGAAAATGCCAAACAGTTTGACTTAAGCCGTGGCAGTGTGTTAATGTATAACTGTAGAGTATTACATAGTAGTATGAGTAATAAGTCAAATAATAATAGAACCGCACTAGCAATTAATTATTTGGATAATAGTCTTGTAGATGAAGTGCGTAATATAGATAACATATGGACAAGCAATGGCAAATGATATTATACAGTTAAAGGAGAAGGTAACTATAAAAGATGGCACGGCGAAAGATGCAAAGACAATCCAAATAAACTTGCAAGAGAAATACCGAAATTAGTTGAAAATATGAAAAGAGTCAAATGCGACCATTGCGGTAACATTTTTCAACTTCCTAATTATAATAGGTGGCACGGAGACAACTGTAAGTCTAAAAAGATAAAAGGAGATAAAATTGAGTAATGATATTATGTTGGATATTGAAAGTTTGGATACAACACCTAATTGTGTTATACTTACTATTGGTGCTGTGCGTTTTGACCCTAAGGGCAATGGTATCGCAGAAAGATTAGAACTACGACCAACAATTGAAGATCAAACTGAAATCTACAATCGTAGTATCAATGATGACACACTACGTTGGTGGGGTGAACAAAGTCCCGAATCAATTGAAGAGGCTATGGGTGATCGTGATCGACAACCATTTAAAGATTGCATGGAAATTCTTTACAAGTTTTGTTGGAATCGCAGAGCAGTATGGAGCAACGGTGCTCCCTTCGACTTGGTAGTTATGGAACATGCATGGCGACAAACAAGTGACAAGCCAAACCCCATACCTTGGCCCTTTTGGACTATGCGTGACACACGTACACTATATGAAGTTGCAGGTGTAAGTCTTAAAGATGAAAAGCACGTTACCAGTCATAAGGCTGTTGATGACGCAGAACATCAGGCAATTGTTGTGCAACGTGCATATATGAAATTAATGAAAGCAGGATTGGTTCAACCTCGATGAGAATCGATAGTGACGTAGACATTGACTTTGGTAATCGTGATTTAATCTTAGAAAAGATTAAACATATCCCTGCCAGTATGCGTAAAGTAGATCCAATTAGAAAACATGCAACAGGTGTGCATATTACAGAAATACCCTATGATTCTGTAAATAACATGGCATCGATAGACTATAAAGAAGCAGAAGATCGTGGATATTTTAAACTAGACTTGTTGAATGTGCATGTTTATGAACAAGTTAAAAGCGAAGAACATTTATTAGAATTAATGCGCGAACCCAATTGGGCTAGATTAAATGATCCAATCTTTGTAGAAAAACTTATACATTTAAGCAATCATTATCAGTCTATTAAGCGTATGCCAGAACCTATCAATAGTATTCCTAGACTAGCTATGTTTTTAGCAGCTATTAGACCCGCTAAAAAGCACTTGATTGGTAGACCCTTTAAAGAAATAAGTGAAACTATCTGGGATAAAGAAGACGGAACTTATAGTTTTAAACGTAGTCATGCTGTGGCCTATGCACATCTTGTAGTTGTGCATATGAATCTATTAGACTCAGGGCATACGTTTAACTAGGGTAATGCTCTTACGTTTAATACGGCGTTTGCTGATTTCACTAATGCTAGTAACAGGGCCATGAATAATCACTAAACTTTTGTTCGCAAAAGTACGCAAATATATCTTAAATGGATCCCATTCACTTTTTAGAAATAGATTAATTGGTATGGTTCTATTGCTTTCCCACCACCAGCAATCCCCTAATTTTAGGAATTTTTCTTTAACATTGCTGTCTACAATACTGCCATAATCATAAATTGTAGTTACTAAGTCATCACGATTCTGTACAATTCCTACATAGTCTTGACCGGCGTAGGAGCAGACCGTGATAAACGGGTGATTTTCAGTTAATTTTGTAAAAAAATCTTTGTCAACCATTGTTATGCTTATTTACTCTTTTTTACCCATACATAATATTTTATCTGAATAAATACTGTCAAGGAGCATCATCAGTGTATACAACAGCGGTATTTTTATATATTCAACGAAACATTGTTGTTGTCCTATCAGGACCGTCGCCAAGGAGATTTATGCCAGTCTATTCAAAACCTCTCACCCTAAGTAAAGGTGTAGACAATCAATTACAATTTCAATTCTTAAATCAAGATCAGAAACCTGTAGATGTAACTGGACTTGAAATAACTTTTAGAGCAATAGATCAAACTGGTAGCACTATATTATTTCAACAATCATTAGATTCGGTATATCCAGCTAACGGTATAATGCAACTTAATTTAAATTCAAGTACATTGGTACCTGTAGATGCGCAACAATGTTTCTACACGTTGTCTATCCCATCACAAGATGGTACCATGAACTTCCCTGTATACGTTGATCAAGCTGCACAGGCAAGAGGCGATTTAGCTATTGTAAATGCTATATTGCCAAGTGTGGTTCCTTCATTAAAGGTTACTATACCATCTGCTCAAGGCATTCCAGGTTTAGATGGTCCATATACTTTCAATTCTAATGACCAACCTATGTTTGGTGCAGGAAATACTGTATGGCATAGCAGTGTAATTACAAATGATAATAACCCAATATTAACTTTACAAATGGAATATTATCAATACACAGGCAATGTAGCAATTTTAGGTAGCTGCACAGGTAACGGAGATTGGGCACCAATTACTTCATATACATATTCTAATATTACCAATACTCTTGGGTATGTAATTGAAGGATTCTATCCGTTTGTACAAGTGGCATTTGAAGCAAACGCTAATAATATTGCAAACGGCTTTGATATTTTGTCCAATATTTACGCCAGATAACTTTACATTTATATTTCAACAAGTTATAATATCTAGATGTTTGAGATATTATCTATTATTCCTGGCAAAAAGAAATCAACTAGTAGTGGTTGGCAAAGCTTTAACGCCCCCTGTTGTGTTAATCGTGGACACAAAGCAGACCGTCGTATGCGAGGCGGGGTAATAACTGACGGGCCAAACAAATGGACATATCATTGCTTTAATTGTAACTTCAAATGTGGATTTGTATTAGGTAAATCATTAACTAAAAACACTAAATTATTATTAACTTGGTGTGGTATAGACAGTGATCAAATTACTAAATGGAATTTTGAAAGTTTACAACACAAAGATTTGTTAGACTTTACTAATAAAAAACGTGAAAAGAAAAAGGTAAAGTTCAAAGAAATGAAATTACCTGAGGGTGAATTAGTTGATGTAAACAATATAAATCACAAAGTATACGTTGATTATTTACAAAAACGTGGCATAACTATTAGCGAATATCCCTTCTTAGTAACACCAAATGCTGAAGGACGTAACAGTAATAGAGTTATCATACCCTTTACACATGAAAATAAAATTGTTGGTCATACAAGTAGATTTTTAGATGACAGAAAACCTAAGTTTATAAGTGAACAACAATCAGGATATTTGTTTGGTTATGATTTACAAAAAAGTGATTATCAATTTTGTATAGTAGTCGAAGGTATATTTGACGCATTGAGTATTAATGGATGTGCATTAACGCATAATTCAATCAGTGAAGAACAGGCTACATTACTAAAAAATCTTAATAGAAAGATTATCGTTGTGCCTGATCAAGACAAAGCTGGGTTAGAAATTTGCGATAGAGCATTAGAATTAGGATTTAGTGTTAGTTTGCCAGACTGGAACGTTAAAGATGTTAATGATGCTGTAGTAAAATATGGCAAAGTAGCAACTATGCTAAGTATACTGCAAAATGAAACTAGCAGTAAGATAAAGATTGAAATGAGGAAAAAAGAAATTGCTAAACGATTATAATGTCGAAGTACAAACATTGTTTTTACGTATGATGGTTACAAACGCTGAGTTATATACTCGTGTTATGAATATCATGAATCCAAAAAACTTTGATCGCACATTGCGACCAGTAGCAGATTTTATTGTTGACCACAGTAAAAAATATAATGTTATGCCAGAACCAAATCAAATTAAGGCAACAACAGGTCAAACTATTGAAACTGTAGATGATTTAGATGATGGACATTATGAGTGGTTCTTAGAAGAATTTGAGGCATTTACTAAACGACAAGAACTTGAAAGGGCTATTTTAAAGTCAGCCGACTTATTAGAAAAAGGTGAATATGATCCAGTAGAAAAACTAATCAAAGATGCTGTGCAAATTAGTCTACAACGTGACATGGGTACTGACTATTTTGACGATCCTCGTGGTCGATTAATGGCACTTAAAAGCAGCAATGGACAAAACAGTACAGGCTGGCCTAGCATGGATAAGAAACTATATGGTGGGTTCAATCGTGGTGAATTACAAATCTTTGCTGGTGGCTCAGGTTCTGGTAAAAGTTTGTTTATGCAAAATCTTGCTGTTAACTGGGCACAATCAGGCTTAAATGGTGCATATATAACCTTAGAATTAAGTGAAGGTCTTTGTGCGTTGCGCATCGATAGTATGATGACACAAACTGCTAGTAGGGACATTTTCAAAGATATTGACAATGTTGAAATGAAAGTTAAAATGGCAGCAAAGAAGGCAGGTAAACTTAGAATCAAATATATGCCAGCACAAAGCACAGTAAACGATATCAGAGCATATTGTAAAGAACTACAAATACAAACTGGAGTAAAAGTAGATTTTTTATGTATCGATTATCTTGATTTGATTATGCCCGTAAGCGCAAAAGTAAGTCCCAGCGATTTGTTTGTCAAAGACAAATATGTTAGTGAAGAATTGCGTAACTTGGCAAAAGAATTAAACGTATTGTTTGTAACAGCCAGTCAGTTAAATCGTGCTGCGGTAGAAGAAATCGAATTTGATCATAGTCATATTTCAGGTGGTATTAGTAAGATCAATACTGCTGATAACGTGTTTGGTATCTTTACAAGTCGTAGTATGCGTGAACGTGGGCAATATCAGTTACAATTAATGAAAACTCGTAGTAGTTCTGGTGTAGGTCAAAAGATTGAACTTGCATTTGACGTAGATACTCTAAGAATTACAGACCCTGAAGAAAATTCTGACAATTCTACAGTTCCTCAGCCCTCAGCTAATGACATTATGAGTAAAATTAAGACGGTTTCAACTATAACCGATAGTATAGAACCTGAAACTAAAAAGGTCGTAGCTGATGTTCAAAGCTCCAAATTAAAGAGTTTATTGAACCAACTAAACAAATAGATTCCTATAAAATCCGATAAATACAGTATAGGACCTACGTATGCAGAAAAAAACTAGAAGTCTGTTAGAAGAATTAGAATCCATTGGTAGCAGCCGTGATATTAACCATGTCATAGAAAGTCGTGCTAATAATGTAATTGCAAGTGCTATTAATTTATTAGAATTAATAGGCAAGCATTACTCTGTTGAAAAGGCAGAAATTCTAGAAAAGAAATTACTTAGTTCCATAAAGAGTAAGGACCAACGCAGGTTCGCAAAATCTTTAAGGAAGAAGGATGAGATTTAAAGAATTTAATGAAGGTTTGCTTGACCCTTTACGAGCTACCGGATTACTTGGTAAAAACCAATATTCTAAATTACAACGTAAAAAAGAAGCAGATGCCGCAGCTAACGCAGCAAAAGCCTCACAAGTTCCTTTATCACAGCAAACTCCTGGTGTTTTAGCAAAATACGCAAAAGAATTTGCGCAAGACATACAAAATGCTATGCAAGAAGATAGCGCAATTGTATCAACATATAAAAAACCTGAACAATGGGAAAAATGGATTGATAGAGCATTAAGCGATGCTTTACCGCATGATCCGCAAACAGGATACTCAGTAATTTACAATAGATATTTAAAACCTAATCCTGAATATCAAAAATTAATACAGTCGTTTATTAAAGATGCAATGAATGTTAATAAAAAGGTACCATATGCAGAAGCAAATCTCGAAACATCTATTAACAATTTAGGACGTAGATTAGCAGTTACAGCTATTGATGAATTATCATCATTAAAAAAGAAAGTTGAAAAACCTGATATTACAGACGTAAATCAAATTAGAATGGCTAGATTACACCCTGAGTTGGTAGCCCCTTTACCTGGTGCCGCACCACCAGCTAGCGCCGAAGCACCAACATTAGAAATAGGTGGAGATGTTTATACTAAGGGACCAAATGGTTGGAAAGTAGGTAATAAACCAGTTACTAGCTTAGAAACTATTAAATGGCTAGATAATACTTGGCAAAAACAAACTGCTCAAAACGTCCCACCTGCACAACCAAAACCTAAAGTTAAAAATGTTCAAGGTCAATGGGTAACTGTACCACCAAATGAACAACCAAAGGTAGCTACTCCTGAACCTACTGTAGCACCGAATACAGTACAAAATACTAATTCAAATATAGCAAAAGGGATAGCAACGGCGCAAGAACCACAACAGCAACCTACACAACAACCTACAACTCCTCAGCAAAAACCAAAAGTTTCTCCTGAATTTCTACAAAGAATGGCTGCTGCAAAACAACGTATGCTTGCACAACAGAACAAAAATAATATGAACTTAACAGAATCATTGCGCAATCTTAGTGACAAATTAGCTAATATAAAATTAGTAGAAGACAAAGGACATTTAGATCATCCTGAAGATTTAGTCTTTTTACAAGATGTTGCAGGTGCTAATCAAGCATTAAACAACATACTTGCTACAGCAAAAAATCCTAATAACATTTCTATTAAATGGGATGGATATCCTGCATTGATTTTTGGTCGTGGCCCTAATGGTAAATTTAGCATTATGGACAAACATATGTTCAACAAAAAAGATGGCAGTGGTCGTAAAATTTATAGTCCTGCTGACTTTGCACAATATGATGCAGCTAGAGGTGTAAATCGCGGCGAATTAGAACGTATAATTAGTGAGATATGGTCTGGTTTAGAAATAGAGAGTAGAGGCACTAAAGGTTATTATTGGGGAGATTTACTATTTCATAAACCGTTAACACCAAATAATAATGGATTATACTCATTCAAAGCTAATCCTAACGGCATTACATATACAGTAGATCCAAACAGCGAACTGGGTAAATTAATGACTAAAAAAGTAGCAGGGATTGCTGTACATCAATATATTGATCCTAATGCTGATAGCACTGATCAAGCAGTATCATTGAATGGTGGAATTGGTAATCTTAAAAATAATAACAACGTAGCTATTATTCCAAGTGCTATGCCAGCTGCACCTAAATTAAAAGCTGATGCAAAATTAGTAAAGAAAACTAAAGACGATATTACAAAATACGGGGCAGACATACAACAATTAATGACTACTGCACCACAAGCTAGAAATACATTTAATCAATTGTTTACTACTTTTATTAATAAAAAAGTCAAAGAAGGCAATCTTAAAAACTTATACAGTGAATTTGTAAAATATTTTGAAGCACGTCCCATGACTGCTGTTATGAAACAAAAATTAACTAACCACTTGAAACAAAATAAAAGAGGCGTAGTTGGTGCATTTACAGTATGGATTGATTTATACAATCTAAAAGAGAAAATCGTACATCAATTGAATCAAGCAGCAAAATCTAGCCCTGTACAAGGCTATCTCAATGATGGTACAGCAAGTCAAGAGGGTTTTGTTGCCAACGGGCTAAAATTTGTAGATCGTATGGGCTTTAGTAGACAGAACCTTCAGGGTCGTTAAACTAATTTCCAAAAAAATGCACCAAAAAGATACCATAAAACCGACTTTTTTTGAAAAAAGTGTAAATACAGATATGAAGCAGTAGGCTTCAACAAACTTAAGGAATTTTCAAAATGGCACAATTTACACGTACAAATGGTGACTTTCAACCAGTATTAAACTTAGACTATGCTTCGTATACAAACACTGGTGTTAACACAAACACAAGCGGTTCAGTAGTTCAACCACAAGGTCCAAAACTTGACTTCTTCAACTTCGTAGTTGCAAACGTACAAGCTAACGGCACAGTAACTCAAACAGTTATTCGTACAGTTGAACAATTAGCAACAGTTATGATTTATCAAGTTAACGCCGGCGGCGGTGGTAACACACAACAAGATAACATCAGTTTAGCTGTTTACCCAACAGGTGCATGGTCAAACGTTGCATCAACAAATGGTGGCACAAGCCCAGCAAACTTAACTTCTGCTCTTAACACAGCAACAGGTTATGCTAACGTATCTGGTACACAAGTTGCTACATTTAACACATTGGTTGATTACGAATAATAGTTACTTGTTAACTATAAAAAGAACCAGAGATTTATTCTCTGGTTTTTTTTGCCTCTAAATACAGTATGAGTTATATAATTACCTGTTATACATTATTTGATATAAAACAAACAAACGTGTTAAACAGAAATCGTCCTAGTAACACGGATGATGAGTGGTTATATAAACGTAATACTCAAGCAAATTTAGATACTATTGTACAAGCTATAAGTTTACGTAGTCAGCCCGAGCTAGTAGCGCCACCTGTATTTAACAAAACATATTTCGAAAACACTGAATTTGGTTTTTTATATAAAAAATTAAATAAATATTTAGTAAACGTTTGGACATTTGATTTTATAATACAACACCCTAGCGTGTTTGATAATGACTATGGAAAATTGGGAGCACTCTATAATGACTGTGATGGTGTACCTATGATTAAATGTGGTACAGAATTTGATAAACTCAGTAATTTTTTAGATACTAGCCCTGAACTCAGAAACATTTACTTTGTATACCATGAACAAAATCAACAAAATTAAAAAGTTTTTTGATAAAGAAATATCTAAAGACCTAAAAGATATAATGCTACTTGAGGTTAGCGATGGTAGTTATTTGGCATTTGGAAAATATAGCATAACACCCAAAGATGATTGTTTTGAAATTAAAACTATTAAGGAACCATGGAAAAAGTGCCCGATAGTATCAGACTTAAAAATAGCTATTGCTTGGTGCACATATGACAAGTATATTAGGGTAAAAGAAGCCAATCGACTACCCGAAATAGACATTGAATTGTCCGGTATTAAGGTTAGTTTAGCTATATTACAACAAAAATTAAAAAAATCTAAGGATTCGTCTGATAAATTCATTTATCTAGCCAAGATACAGGAAACTAAATATAGAAAGTCAATGATATTAAGTGAATTGAACGACTATCTTATAACTTCAATGCGTTGGCAAAAAGATAAATTTGACAAAATTAAGACCAAAATATCTTAGGATTCTGATAAATATATTATAGGATTGGAAACACATTATGAAACTCAACGATTTAGATTCAAAAAATTATGCGGTAAAAGCTCTCAAAGAAAGCTTTGATTATAAATTTGATCCATCAAATTTAAACAAAGACGCAGCTACCAAAATGCTCAAAAAAGTACAAGGCTTGAAACAAGAAATGAGAACAAGCAAAGACTTTTATGAAAATCAAAGTTCGCCTTCATATATGAAACTAGTATTCATGGAACAGGCTTTAACAGAGCATATTATTAATAATAAACCTCGCACTGCAAGAATCGTTGTTGAAAACGAAGAAGTAGAAAAATCACAAGTTATTTTAGCTGCGCAAGACATGGTTGACAGTGTACAAAAAATGATTGAAGAAGTCAGTGATATGATGGTAAAAGAATTGCCTGCATTAACAGACAGCATTCAAAGTGAAATTGGTGTACAAGAAAGCACACAATTTAATCAACAAGCTAACGAAGCATTGACCGGTTTAAGTCAAGCATTAGCACAATCTAAAGCTACGTTATCAAATGCATTAAATGGCATTACAGGTCAAGGCGGTAGCCCAGAAGCATTTACTCCTGGCGCAGAAGAAATTCCTGGAGAAGAAGCTGACGTTATGGCATCGCAAGAAGAAATGCCACCTGAAGAGGCTCCTGAACTTCCAGCAGAAGAACCAGAAGAAATGCCAGCACCCAAGGTTGGTCGTGAAAAGAGATAACAATGTTTCTCTTTGAATTAGATGAACAGCCACTTGTCGCTAAAATAATTGCACTTAGCGACCAATTGACAACCTATATCAAATTAGGTAGAGTCAAGCCAAATTGGACTGTTGATGAATTACTTGATTACTATAGAAAGTATGATGTTATATTAGATAAACAAGATTTATATAATATGATTAAGCAGGAACCTATGAGTAATTTCATTACCAATATTCAAGGTGATAAAGTAACATTTAAAGGTCAAAAACAAGAACCTGCTTTAGACAGCCCTCCTCCTGCTCCAGAAGATCAAAAGAAAGTAGTAAAGCAAATGGCACAAAGGGCCGCAAAATAACATTTGAATATACTAACGATTAGTTTAGAAACTGGTGATTATGCTAATATTAATAATCAACATTTAATAAACTTATTAAAAACTATTGACACAAACTTTATAACTGAGCCCTCAGAGGATTTTTATTATCTATTAGCTAATATAGATAATTTTCATTGGTTTCTAAAGTGTAATTATTTTAATCCAAAATACATAGCTGATCTACAAAATAACAAAGCTAAGTTACTGTTTTCAAGTAATGGAGATAGTTTTAATATAAGTCAAGGAAGTAACAAAAATATACCTGATTTAATAAATGGTTCAGCTAAATTTTTAAACATTTCTACGTCATCAATAATTTATACTGATACTAACTATAAATTAGAATCTGCGTTAAAGAAATTCAATTTAATAGGGTTTTGTGCTAACGTTTTTGAACACACTATTTCCACAATTAACAATAAACCAGTAATTGAAAGTATTAAACATGTAAAAATAAGAAATAAAAAATTTTTATATTTAGGCGGAAGAGCCAGAGATTTTAGATTACGTTTTGTAGATAATCTATGTAGAATACCTGAGTTAGAAAATACCTCCTATGTGTCTACCCAATTTGGTACATACTGTGATCCCGTTACTAACCAAATTGTAACTGTAAAAGAAAAACAATTAGATTTAAATCCATTAAAATTTAATGAAATATTAACTGATTTTTTATCACTCAGCACTAACACAGAATTGCATTTGTCAAGTTATATTAATATTATTCCAATGAGTTATTTTCATACTGATTTTAATCATTTACAGCTTAATGAAAAACCATTTAAACCTATAGCTACTATGCAACCTTTTATCATAATAGGTGAACGCGGAACATTACAAACATTACATAATTTAGGTTATAAGACATTTAATAAATGGATAGATGAAAGTTATGATGTTGAGTTAGACGATGATCTTAGATTTAACAAAATATTAAATGAAGTAAAACGATTGAATTCATTTAGCCAAGAACAATTAAGTGTTATGTTATATGAAATGTTGCCTATATTAATACATAATCAAGAATTACACACATATAGAAAAAATAACAATGTTGTAGCTAAGGAATTAGTCAACAAAATAATATCAATATAAGTAAGAATTTATAAGTTCAGCCCAGGCTTTATCTGCGGAAAGACCAGGATGAAAATTATCATCATAAAAATCATTATTTTTTAGTGCAAGTTCATATACTCCGTTATATTGCTTATCCGAAAAAATCCATTTTGAAAAATCTATTTGTTTAATTAAATATTGAAGTTCAGGATACTGAAATAATCCAAAATTTCCATTTATAAGATTTTCTTTGTCGTTCCAGTAATTTACATAACTCATAAAATGATAATTTATATTTCTGTGTTTTAAATAATTTTGTAATTTTATCATTTCTAATAGACTATTGGTAGCCAAACTTGGTCTGCTACTCATTTTATAAGTGTTATTAAACATTTTGTTAATTAATGAATCGGCGTCTCTCCAACTACCATTAAGTCCACCACTGAATACATATGCTAGTTTTGTATTTTTTAAAACACCATAAAAGTGATATTCTTTTAATATATCAAGCCATGTTGAATCTGAAACATCTGTTAAAATATCTAATCTAGTAAGACCTGACCACATAACTAAAACGTGATCATAATCTTTCTGTGATAATTCTGATATAACACCATTTGCAATATATTGATTTCCGGCAGCAAATCTGCCAATATTAGTAACTTTAAATCTTTTATCTAAATGATTAGGCCAATGGTTCGGCACATATGATCCAGTCCAATTACCACCATCGTTGTGACAAAATGTAAAACTACAACCAGACACCAAAATATTCATGAGTTTATTTATTTTTATTGACATCTAAATAAGTATTTGATACAATAACTTAATGTATAATCCTAACAAATATCTCTACGATCAATTAAAAAGAGAAACACTAAACGGTTCAAGACACTATGTAACTCCAAACGGAGAACGTGTTCCTAGTGTTACTACAATATTAGACGCTACCAAACCAGAAGAAAGCAAAAAAGCATTGCGTGAATGGCGCAAACGTGTAGGCGAAGAAAAGGCACGACAAATTACAACTGAAGCTGCGGGTCGCGGCACACGTATGCATAAGTGGCTTGAAAATTATATCAAAACAGGTGAGACCGGGGAGCCTGGCAGTAATCCATATAGTCTACAAAGTCATACAATGGCCCATACAATTATATCTGAGGGATTAAGTAAATGTCAGGAATACTGGGGCACAGAAGTTAGTTTATACTATCCTGACATTTACGCAGGAACCACAGACTTAGTTGGTATTCACGATAACGTAGAATGTATAATGGACCATAAGCAAACTAACAAGCCAAAAAAACGCGAATGGATTGAGGACTATTTTCTACAATTAGCAGCATATGCTAATGCTCATAACAAAGTCTGGAATACAGAGATCCGTAAAGGCGTGATCTTTATGTGTAGTGCTGATAATGTATACCAAGAATTTGTACTTCAGGGTGTAGAATTTGACAAATATACTGACCTTTGGTTTAAAAGACTAGAAGAATACTACTCCAAATTTTTATAGCCGTTAACTCTTCCAAAGTGATAAATAGTTTTAATACGAGTATATTAAAACTATGGCTATTGTACAAATTTCCCAAATCCAACAAAGATCCGGTAATCTTGTAGATTTACCGCAACTTAACGAAGCCGAATTTGGCTGGGCAACAGATACTAAACAACTGTTTATTGGTAAAACTACCCCTGCTGAGAATATTGAAGTATTAACTTCTTATTCAAATATTGCATTTGATCAAATTACAGGTGCTGTAGGTAATTTAAATATCACCGCATCATCATTAAGTACAGGAGAAGTACTAGCATTTGACGGAACCAATTGGGTCAATGCAGGTGGAAATGCAGGTGGAAACATTAATTTAGGTAATGTTAGCAATGTAAGCATTGGTGGCGGAGCTATTGGTTATGTATTACAAACTGACGGTACCGGAAATTTAAGTTGGGCACCTAAAACAACACTAACAGCATATATTCAAGATGTTACAAAAGCTAATCCCGCAGTAGTTACTACAACACAAGATAACTATTTCACTAAAGGAGCTGCTGTAACAATTACTAATGTTCCTGGAATGACACAGCTTAATGGTCAAGTCTATTATGTTGTTCCTGTAACTTCTAATACATTTAATTTATGTACTACCCAAGATGGTAATACATCTAACTTAATAAATTCATCAAGTTATACAGCTTTCCCTTATTCAGCAGTGTCTAATACATTTGCTGGCAACTCAGGTATTTTATTGTCAAACTCAGTACCTTTTTCTACAGGTGAAAGTATTCAATTTATAGGCACAACATTTGGCGGCATTCAGGCAAATACTACCTATTATATTTTAACAAATTCAGCTAACGTTATTACTGTGTCACTAACTCCAGGAGGAAGTACAGTAGGTTTAACTACTGCTAATGGTACTGCTAACGTATACGCAACAGGTGGTAGAGCCATTTCATCTATTGGTGGCTCAGGTGGTAACTCAGCAGCAGCCGGATCAACCACATCTATACAATATAACAATAATAACTTATTAGCAGGTAGTGCAAGTTTAACTTATGACTTTGCTAACTCTATATTAACTGTAAGTAATTTGTCTGTATCAAATCCAAATACAGGAAGTATTTTTTCAAACAATTTTTTTGCTACAAACAATATAACTGCTAATCGTATATCAGGTAATTTAACAACAAATGCACAACCTAACATAACAAGTGTTGGTACACTAACTTCTCTTAACGTATCAGGTAACGCTAATGTTGGTAACATTGGTGCTGGTACAGGGGTGTTTACTGCTGGCATAACAGACGTTTCTGGTACTGGTTATGCATTGCGTGTTGTCAATCCAGGCGGAGCATCTTATGCTACATCCACTAGTGCCGTAACTGGTGCAATAAAGATTACATTACCTCAAGGTTTTACAAATACCATGATGCGTATGACCGTTACAGTTTATACGTATGATGGTCAAGCGTTTGAAATTAATCTAGGTGGATATAACTATTTACCATCCTCGGGATGGTATAGTACTTTTGCTGATATTACTACGAATTCTCGTCCCGCCTTGAATGTAAGATTTGGATTTGATGGCACATATTGCTGCATTTATATCGGTGAAACAAGCACAGTATGGAGTTACCCTCAAGTATTCGTAACTGAATTCCAAGCAGGTTATAGTAACTATGCAGCTTCACAATGGAATACTGGTTGGTCAGTTTCTTTTGCAACAACATTTTTGAATGTAACTTCATCAGTCAATACTGCATCAATGGTATTGTATGCTAATGGTTCTGGGTTAACTAGCTTAACAGGGTCTAATGTCACTGGTACAGTAGCATACGCAACTACAGCTAACTCAGTTGCAGGTGGTAATGTCAGTGGTGCTGTTGGTCTTGCTACTTACGCAACTACAGCAAACGCAGTAGCAGGTGGTAATGTCAGTGGTGCGGTTGGTTTAGCTACATACGCCACAACTGCTAACAGTGTAGCAGGTGCAAACGTATCAGGTGCAGTAGCCTACGCAACTACTGCTAACTCAGTAGCAGGTGGTAATGTCAGTGGTGCTGTTGGTCTTGCTACTTACGCAACTACAGCAAACGCAGTAGCAGGAGCTAACGTGAGCGGCACTGTAGCGAATGCAAACAATTCAAGTTACTTGGGCGGACTATCTCAAACATCTGCTGCATCTGCTTCAACAGTAATGGCTCGTGATACAAATGGTTACGCATTTGCGGTTTACTACAATGCTACAGGTACGTTCCCAACAACTGGTTCAGCCGCTACTTCTGGCATGGCTACATTTACAGGTACTAACGGTAGTGATAACTACGGTAGAGGTTATACAGCGGCTGCTGCTGCAGCATTGCTATCTGGGCAGTCAATGAACATTGTCGGGTCTGCATCTACAGTCACGACAGCAGCACAACCAAATATCACTTCAGTTGGTACATTGAGTTCACTAGCAGTAACAAACGGTATTACTGGTGCAAGTTTGTCAGTTGGTTCAGGTGCAGTAACATTAGGTACATTGACAACTGGTGCAAACACTACATCAGGTACAGTAACTGGTAACTGGACATTAAGTGCAGGTAGCAGATGGAACGCTACATACGCTGACTTGGCAGAAAATTACGTTTCAGATGTAAACTATGAACCAGGTACAGTTCTTGTATTCGGTGGTGAATATGAAGTTACTATGGCAAATGAATTTGATTCAACAAGAGTTGCAGGTGTAGTTTCTACAAATCCAGCTTATATTATGAATGCAGGTTGTGAAGGTGATAACGTAGTAACTGTAGCATTAACCGGTCGTGTACCAGTTAAAGTACAAGGCAATGTCAGCAAAGGTGACTTAATGGTAACTGGCGCAAATGGTTATGCAGTAGCAAATAATTTAGCACGTGCAGGTACAATCATTGGTAAGGCTCTTGAAAACTTTAACGGTGTCACAGGCATCATAGAAGTAGTAGTCGGCCGCGTATAATTCAATTTGGACATTCATCACTATGATAAGTAGTAGTGATGAATGTATTTTTATTAGAATATGAGGCTAGATTAAAGAGTTGGGCTGATTTAAGAAATAATTTAACAGATAAGCCCTTAGAAACTCAAATAGTAGAAGTTGATCGTTTTTGGCAACGAGCACCAATACAAACATATTATCTACACACAGACTTTATAGATGAATGGCCAAACCCATGGCAATTACTTTCCGAAAACATTTATTGTTACTACGCACGTGCTTTGGGAATAATTTATACCCTAAATTTGTTGGGTGTAAAAGAACTTGATTTATGCGAAGCAATAGATCATAATAGTGAGAGCGTGGTATTAGTCTTAGTGGACAGCGCAAAATATGTGTTGAATTACTGGCCAGATACGGTATTAAATAATTCACTAAATGATTTTGTGATTACAAAGACACTAAATATTAAACCACTCTACAGTAAATTAGGTTAAAAATGAAAATAACAGTTATCAAGCGTTCAGGCAATAAAGAAGAATTAACAGTCGAAAAATGGCAAGCCCAAGTAGCAAAAATATGTAAAGGCATTGCAGATGTTTCTCAATCAATGATCGAGATTAAAGCACAACCTCATTTCTATGATGGTATAACCACACGTGAAATTGATGGCATTACATTACGTGCTATTGTTGATTTAATTGACGTAGAAACCAATCCAGATATTGGTCATGTAAACTATCAGTATGTTGCTGGTAAACAAAGACTAAGTATGCTACGCAAAGATGTATATGGTTCTTATACAGTACCACATCTTTATGAAATTGTTAAAAAGAATGTTGATCTTGGATTGTATACAAAAGAATTATTAGAATGGTATACAATCGATGATTGGAATAAAATGAATGATATGCTCGACCATGAAAAGGATGAGCAATATAGTTACGCAGCGATTGAACAATTGATTGAAAAGTATCTTGTAAAGAATCGCGCTACAGGAGAAATCTATGAAACTCCACAAATACGTTACATGGTTGCAGCAGCAACAGTATTCCATAATGAAGAACCGAATACCGCTAGAATGCGATACATTAAGGAATACTATAATTGCGCCAGTGATGGTCTTTTCACTTTGGCTACTCCAGTGCTTGCAGGACTGGGAACACCCACTAAACAGTTTAGTAGTTGCGTTCTTATACGCAGTGATGATGATTTGGATAGCATTTTTGCTAGTGGAGAAATGATGGCTAAGTATGCTAGCAAACGTGCTGGCATTGGCTTAGAGATTGGCAGATTAAGACCATTGGGTTCGCCTATTCGCGGCGGTGAAATTAAACATACTGGAATGATCCCATTCTTAAAGAAATGGTTTGCTGACTTGCGTTCCTGCTCACAGGGCGGTATTAGAAATGCCTCAGCAACAGTATTTTATCCTATATGGCACCATCAATTTGATGACTTGATTGTATTAAAGAACAATCAGGGAACAGAAGAAACACGTGTACGACATTTAGACTATGGCGTAGTACTAAGTGCTTTCTTCTGGAAACGCTTTAAAAACAAAGAAAATATCACTTTCTTTGATCCTAACGAAGTTCCAGACTTATACGAGGCTTTTTACAGAAATTCCGAGAAATTTGAAGAACTTTACGTCAAATATGAAAAACGTAAGGATTTGCGTAAAAAGACCATGAGTGCTGAAGATGTATTCAAAGGCGGTATTTTAAAAGAAAGAACTGATACTGGTAGAATTTATCTTGTATTCATCGATAACGTTATGAATCAGGGCCCATTTGATCCCGAATACCATACAATTTACCAGAGTAATTTGTGTTGCGAGATCCTTCTTCCCACGAAGTCATTCAAGCGGTTGGATGATGATAAGGGTAGGATTTCCCTCTGTACGCTGGGGAGTATAAATTGGGGGAGTTTTAGGCACCCTGAAGACATGCGCCGTGCTTGTCGTATCCTTCAGCGCAGTCTTTGTAATATATTGGATTACCAAGACTATCTCTCTATTCAATCTAAACTAAGCAACGATGAAATCAGTCCATTGGGCATTGGCGTAACTAATCTTGCGTACTGGCATGCTAAACGTAATTTAAAATATGGAGAATCAGATAGTTTACAAGAAGTTAAATCTTGGATGGAGCATCAAGCATACTATCTTACAGAAGCCACAGTTGAACTTGCTAAAGAACGTGGTAAATGTTTAGACAGTGACAAAACATACTATGGTCAAGGGAAATTCCCTTGGGAACGTAGAGCAGAAGGTGTTAATGAATTAGCAGACTTTGCTCCTGAATTAGATTGGGAATCATTGCGTACAGATATGAAACAGTATGGAGTACGTAACGCAACATTAATGGCAATTGCTCCTGTTGAAAGTTCATCAGTAGTAATCAATAGTACAAATGGTATTGAATTGCCAATGAGTTTAATTAGTGTTAAAGAAAGTAAAGCTGGTAGCTTAACACAAGTTGTTCCTGAATATCAAAAACTTAAAAACAAATATCAATTGATGTGGGATCAACCTGACTGTATTGGTTATCTAAAAACGGCAGCAGTATTGGCAGCATATGTTGATCAAAGTGTTAGTACAAATACTTTCTATAACCCTGCCTATTATCCAGACCGTAAAGTGCCTACTACATTGATTGCTAAGAACTTAATGCAGGCACATTACTTTGGTATCAAGACCTTTTATTATAGCCTCGTGAGTAAGCAAGGATCAAAAGCTATAGATGAAACTCCGCCAGATATGCCACTTGAACAAATCAATTTTGATGACGATAACGACTGTCTGGCTTGTAAATTGTAATGATAAATACAAGTGCCGATCGCGATACTGATAATATCCACCGGCTCTATAACTGTGTGGAGTTACAGCAAATGTATTTACACTATTACATCTATGCCTACTTGAGAAAAGATGGCACACCCTACTATATTGGTAAGGGAAAAGATGATCGAGCATGGGAACAACACCGAATTAACAATAAAGGTGTACATACTCCAGAAAAATCTTATATCATTATTTTAGAATCTAACTTAACAGAAGTTGGAGCTCTAGCACTTGAACGAAGAATGATTCGATGGTACGGTAGAAAAGATTTAGGTACTGGTATATTGCATAATAGAACAGACGGCGGAGAAGGTACGGCTGGAATAGTTTTTACAGAAGATCATAAATCTAAAATAAGTAATGCTTTAAAAGGTATTAAAAGACCGCCGCAATCGGAAGAAAGAAAACGTCAAGTGCGTGAAAAACTAAAAGGTCGAGCAAAGTCTGAAGAAACTAAATTGAAATTAAGATTATCGCATAATAAAAATTCTAATCCAGTTGGAGTTAAGCGATCAGAAGAAACAAAACAAAAAATGAGAGAAGCTCAATTGAGAAGGAATAAAAATGTCAAAACAACAATATGATTTAAGCAAACCAACTGATTATCTTAATCGTAAGATGTTCTTAGATCCTGCAGGTCCAGTCACAATACAGAAATTTGAGGAGACTAAATATCGTAAGATTGCAGACTTTGAAGCGACAGCCCGAGGCTTCTTCTGGGTACCAGAAGAAATTAGTTTGACAAAAGATAGCCAAGATTTTAAAGACGCAAGCGATGCCGTCAAACATATCTTTACAAGTAATTTGCTAAGACAAACTGCATTGGATAGTTTACAAGGTCGTGGCCCTAGTCAAATTTTTACACCAGTTATTAGTTTGCCTGAATTAGAGGCACTTGTTTATAACTGGACATTCTTTGAAACAAATATTCACAGTCGTAGTTATAGCCACATTATTCGTAACATTTATAATGTACCTAAAGATGTATTCAATACAATTCATGACACTCAAGAAATTGTTAACATGGCAAGTAGTGTTGGTAAATACTATGATAATTTACATAAATTAAATTGCGCCTACGAACTAGACGGAGATATCGCAGAAGAAGATCACATTAAAGCAATCTATATGGCATTACATGCAAGTTATGCATTGGAAGCATTTAGATTCATGGTGAGTTTTGCTACAAGTTTGGCAATGGTTGAAAATAGAATTTTTATGGGCAATGGTAATATTATTAGTTTAATTTTACAAGACGAACTATTACACAAAGAATGGACTGCATATATTATCAATCAAGTAGTAAAAGAAGACCCAAGATTTGCAAAATTAAAATCAGAATGTGAAACAGAAGTATACAACATGTATATGGACGTCATCCGTGAAGAAAAAGAATGGGCAGACTATTTGTTTAAGAAAGGTAGTGTTATTGGACTTAACGCAAATATTTTGAAAGATTTTGTTGATTACACAGCAAATAATGCTTTAAAAGATGTCGGCATAAAATATAATCAATCAGCACCAAAAACCACTCCCATCCCATGGTTCAATAAACATCAAAACACTGCCAATAAACAAACAGCATTACAAGAAAGTGAAAGTACAAGTTATGTTGTTGGCGTTATGAGCGACACATTAAATTACGATGAGTTGCCTGAACTATAAGTAGTTCATAAGATAATCTTAGGAGAAGAAAAATGAAAGCACTAGTATGGAGCAAAGAGTTTTGTCCTTATTGCGACCGAGCAAAAGCATTACTCAAACAAAAGGGTATTGAATTTGAAGAACGTGTGATTGGTAAAGGTTGGACTAAAGAACAATTAGTTGAGGCTATCCCAAACGCAAAAACAGTTCCACAGATATATTTGGGTGAAGAATATGTTGGTGGATATACAGAATTAAAAGCAAAATTTGACAAGGAAGGCACAGTATGAAATATGAAGTAGATCAGATTTATTCATTTAAATTGAATAGCGGTGAAGAATTAGTAGCAAAAGTTGTTAATGTTGACAGTAATACTATCACAATTAGCGATCCAGTAAGCATTGCCCCAACACAACAGGGCATGGGATTAGTCCCAAGCATGTTTACCTCAGAACAGCATGGAAATGTACAACTAAATACTAATAGTGTCGCATTAAGTGGAAACACTGATGAGTCAGTAAAAACTAAGTACATTCAAGCCACAACAGGGTTGGCTGTACCTGATAAAAAAGTAATTATGGGATAATTAATGCCGGGATTAAGTCGCAAGGGAGATAAGAACACAACAGGTGGCGCTATACAATCGGGTGCAAGCACCGTGTTTTGTAACGGCATTGCTGTGGGCTTACATACTCCTAGTCAACTTACCTCGCACGATCCTAGTAGTGATGCAGCACATCAAAATGCAAAAACTACTGAAGGCAGTCCAACTGTATTTGCTGAGGGCAAACCTGTATTAAGAATAGGATCAGGCAATACATGTGGACATAAAATTAAAGATGGTAGTCAGGACGTTTTTGTACCATGAGTGATTCAGGAATACAAAGTCCATTAGGAGTTAACGTTGTTAGCTCCTTACTACAAAATCAGGGGTTTTATATAAACCCCAATGCCGCTGCATTAATGGGGTCAAGTACAAATAATGCAAACTATACTCCTGGTAGTATAGTAAACAATACTTGTTTAAAATGGGTAACATATGCAATTAATGCCGCATATCAAAATCTTGGTACTAATGTTTCCACAACAACATATGATAATTTAATATCAATTGGTGCACAAGCTATTCCCGCATTGGGCAATAGTAAAGCACCTACATATATTATTGATGACCCATCAGGTGTTTGGAATGGGCAAGCAACATCAGGTTATGCAGTACAAGGACCCACAGATCAAGGACAAAGTGCTACTTGGGTACCTTATTTGTCAGAAAATGTAAACGTTGGTGTAACTCAATGGGGTTATATTAGACTATTAGCATTACAAGCATGGAATGAATTTAATTGGAATGGTAAAACTACCACAGCTACAGTAACCGCAGGTAGTTTTGTTGTGGGTACTGTTTATACAATTTTAACAATAGGAAGTACAGATTTTACATCGATAGGTGCTACTTCTAATACGCCCGGTATCACATTTACTGCAACAGGAGTAGGTAGTGGATCTGGTACTGCTTCTTATACATATGTAAACAATACCAGCCCTCCCGAATATAAAGAATTTACATCTTCATTTTTAACAGCAGATAACTTTGTAAATTATTCTAATAACGCAATCACCGCTATTACTAATTCGCAAACCTTTCAACAAGGTACTTATAGTAATCAAAATGATTTAATCACAGGTGAATTATCTGGTGTTAGTTTAGCATTGCAAGATTTTGGACAAGACTTAATCAATTTAGGTAAAGCACTTAACATAGCACAAATTAATAAGTTTGGATTACCTTCTACATTATTACAATTAATCAAACAAAATAATGCACAAACAGCAAATTTAAACTTGGCATTGTTAGCATCAGGATTGTCTAATAACGAAATTGACGCCATTGCAAGTGGAAATATAACCCCTACCATAAATCAAGAACAACAATTATACAGTGCATTCCTTATTATTCAAGGGGCTGATCTTTCTGAAATATTAGTCCCGTTACAGTGTTTAACAAAGGGATTAACATCATTAGCTGATCTATTAAATGTTAAAAAACTATTTCCAATAAGTTACACAACATTAACCGTACCAATCTATAACACAACACCTGGACCTACAAATAGCAAAACATATTATTTGTTGTTTATAGAAGAACAATTAAATCCACAACTTATTGCTCCTGCTGTAGTAGCACAAGTTGCACCAGTTGTGCCGCCTGCTCCTCCACCAGTTGCATTACCAGTAGAACCAGTAATAATACCTTCTACTCCTGTTACACAAGCAGCAGCGGTAGCAGTCAACGCAGGAATAGGTCCTCCAAGACTTGGATATATAACACCAACGGCGGCAAATTAATATGGCAGACGCACTTAATTTTCAAATACCAACTGGCGGATATGGAACTTATTTACAAGGAATTCTTCCTGATGATCAAAGAGTATTGGCAGGTGCCTTTGCTACCGCTATGCAACAGATCAATAACATTAATCAAGTTGATTTACAAAAATTTGCACAAGTAGTTTTCTCAGGAGAGACCGTGCAAAACTTACCTCTTGTTAATGGTACTGATGTACCCACCGATGTACAATTAGCAGTAACTGCATTGGGCAACATAGCATTAGGTGGCGGTATATATGGTACATATACAATGTCAAATTTCTTTGGTTGTATGTCTGGACTACCTTACCCATTACAAGATATACAAAATGGTATTCAACAATTACAAACTACAAAATTAACAAACATTTATCAACAATTATATCTTGCTGTTAATTGGCAACAAGCTACAGCAACAGCAACAATAACATTATCAGGTGGTAATTATAGTCTTACAGGATTTACGATCAATAATCCAAGTGGTGGATATGGAAGAGGTACTGCCCCAGCCCCAACTGTAACTGTAACAGGTAGTAATAGTTTTAGTGCTACTGCTACAGCAATTATAGGTACTGATCCAAATGATTTAACAACATATGGAAAAGTAACAGGATTTACAATTACTGATCCTGGAACACAGACAGGCAATCCAGGTACAACTACAACACACATTCAAGCACCACCTACTGCTGTATTAGCTGTTAATACTGATGGAAGTGTAGCAACAGGTGGAACTAACACAACATATAGTACTACAGGTTGGACTGGTGCAGGCATAGGTATGGACGCAGTTGTACAAGATTATATTACACAAGCTGACACAGAAATTATCGCCATATCAGTAGCCAGTACAGACAATTTTAATGCGGCTAATACATTAAATACAAATTATAACATAACCGGTACTGCACTTAAACAAGAACAACGTGCTAGATATATTGCAATATCTCCTGTACCAATTCCGCGCAATAACTTTTTAAATATTTACCCAACTGCATTATATGTGTTTACTGATTCTATACCTTCTTTTGCGTTAGAAACTCTACCACACATGGCAGCACAAACATTAGAAAATATATCTGATTTAAATTTCACAGGTGGACAAAGTATAATTGGTGCTATGCGACAAGATAGAAACCAAGCAAGATTACAACAAGTTGGAATACCGTTAACTAACAATATACCTGATACTCCAACAGATTCACAAATTGCAGCGTTGATGCTAGGAGCTGAACCTGGAGTAACAGCAGCGTACCCAACACAACCAACCCCACCTGCACCAATTGCATCATATAGTGATACAGCACCCAAAAATTTAACAATAGTTGGAACTGCTACACCGTTACCAATAGTAAATGGATTAGCAGCAGCCAATACTTTACCCACTTTATTAAACACAGGATACACATCTAGCACATTATCACCTGCTACATATAGTATTCCTCAAGCTATTGATCATGTAATAGAATGCAATTGTGATTGTTGGGTAGCTTAATTACCAATTTTGTTTTATTATATCATTTGATATGATAGAATGTTTTACACCTTAAAATTTTAAGGTACATAGGAGGTAGAAAATGGAAACAGTTCTAAAGACTATGGTTTTATTGTTAGGAACTTGTCTTACTGTTTGTTTGGTAAGTCATATAACAAGCCATAGATTTGAAATGTTACGTAATCAACAGACGACTATGGAAGGTGATACCAGTGAAGTTGTAACTAAACAACTTGATTGTCTAGCTATGAATGTGTATAAAGAAGCTGGAACAGAACCTTTTGAAGGCAAAGTAGCGGTAGCACAAGTAACAATTAATCGTGCTAACGACAGTTCACATAGATTTGGTAATAAGATTTGCGATGTTGTATATCAAAAATCTACATTTATGGGATACATTGTTTGTCAGTTTAGTTGGCATTGTGAAAACGCTAAAGTTCCAATTAATAATGAAATGTATAAAGAAAGTTATGCTGTCGCTAAAAAGGTATATTTAGAAGGTTTTAGATTAGAAGATTTAAATACAGCACTTTATTATCATGCGGATTATATTAACCCAAATTGGCATTTAAAAAAGATTGCTAGTATTGGACATCATGTTTTTTATGAAGGATAATTATGGAAAAAGTTAGAGCATTTTTTGAACACTTGTTTACTGATTTTAAAACCAAAGTTACTCATGTGAGTATCAATGGAATTGAATGGGCAAGTCTTATAGCATTACACGCAGCAACGGTACCAACAATGTTAAGTTTATTAGCAGGATTAACAGATAAAACCCCAAGTATTGACATGGTGTTAATTGTTTGGGCAGCATTAGGATTATTGTTTGTAAAGTCTATAATGAAACGTGATTTTACAAGCATAGCAATTATTGGCTTTGGCTTTCTGGGGCAGGCTATATTAATGGCACTGATATTTTTTAAATGAAACAAATAAGTAAAAGCCCTGATCGTGGCAAGTTTGGTCGTGAAGCACACATAAAATCTCGAACTGAAAAAGGCCTAGAACCTAGTCAGGATTATCTTGATTATATGGAAAATTCTAGGCTTGAACGGGATATATGGATCAATAATCCAGAAAATCAAGTAAACAATTTAGAATATGATTTACGCACAACTGATTGGATATTAGAGAAAGTACGCAACAGCGAAGATTACGCTCAAAATCTTTATGCTGCCATGTGTAATAATGAATTTCAAAAAAACGATGTATGGCCAATCTTAAAAGAAGAACGTTGGTGTTGTACTTGGCGTAGTGCAGGTGGCATTATAGCAAACATGCGTCAAGAAGGTGATTACATAGATTGGTACTGTAGTGGTATCAGAGATATTGATTCTCCCGAGAACAAATACGTTGGAGAATCTGTAGTCACAGATGAGATACGTGAAGACTTACTTAAATTAGGATGGATAGTAATAGAGGACGACAATGACAGGATATAACTTTAAAAAGAAAGATAGTGGTTTAAATTTAATAAAAGAAATTATTGCCAAAAAACACAATAGACAAAAAGAACAAGAAATAATTAATAAGCTAT